CTTTCGTTTGGCTCCTATGGAGAGTTTACAGGACACCCGATCACACCGAAATGCGGCCTTAGAACCGCACGTAGGGGACGGGAGCTGTGGTAGGTCCACGCAACGTAAGCAAGTTGTATCCCGCAACGAACTGGCAGCGGTTAAATGCCAGAAACTAGGGAATAAAAATGCCTCAGTATCCTCTGTCGCATCGAGTTCGCGCACCGATGAGACTTTTTTGGGATACCGAACGGGACGCCGCATTAGGCGTCAACGAAGACGATCTTCAGCGTCGTCTGCCTCCAGCGCGGGTTCACACTACACCCAGAATCGGCATTTTCGGGAGGAAATACCACCAGCCAAAATGTTCATCATCTTATCAGAGCCTTCAGGCAAAAATGTCAGGCAGCAGTTCGACACAATTTCACAGACCACATTCACCCCTGTCGTTGTGGTCCGTGCTCGATATGCTGCTGCGACGGGTGCCTTAAGCGCTTTGTGGTACGGCTCAAGGGATACGAGTACGGGCAGAATGCATCCTGTTCCTGTCGCCAATATGGCCCAAGGGATGAGGGTGTGTGCCCGGTGTGTCGCTCGAAGTACCGGTCATGTCATGGCGAGGGAATTTTGTGCTGCGATCGCTGCGGCATCGTTTACGACGAGCCGAGGAATAAGTGCGACGGACAAGTGCCCTTGTCAATGGGGAATCAAACCAACCAAGAACTGGTTGTCGATGACGAATTCCCTATTCATCAACGACGTGTCAGTGGGGACTCTCCGTCAATTGGCGATGCCAATGATGGACATGTGGCCGCATCAGCAGTCACAGTGCCGAAGCATATCGGAGTCCAGCCTGTCGTGCCACTGGTCGTTGCCGTCAACTCCATCCCTATCAAGGACAAACAGCCACTCATCACTGTGTTCTATAAACCTGTTGGGCGATGGCCCGACTCTTTGCCGCCCCGACCACCCAATCGCCGTTTCTTTCGACCTCGGCTGTCGATGTCACGAGCAGTATGTGACACAACATCAAGCACCGATGTGCAGGGGGACGTGCAAGTCGTGCCGGGAGCTGTGGGAGATGATGGACATGTCCGTGACCCCGGACCCGGTTCGTCGGAACCACGCTGGGTGCACCAGCTTCAAATGCACCCCTTGCGCGTATCAGGCGCCGGAACTGGCCCCCATGATACGCCTAGCGTGTTATCTGGACAACTGGAGAAGATGGTGCCTATGTCCAGACGAGAGGGACTAGGCATCTGGAATGATGTAGTGAGGCGAGTCCCGGATATACAGCCAACGTATATCGAGGATGAGGTCATGCGTCGGGCAGTCTTTGAGGAGGACAAAGGGCTCGAACACTACCTGAATCTCGCCGCTAGCCATATGCCGCGCAACACCGACCTGCCTTTCTATCTGAAGAAGAAAGCGGAGTCCTGGTGTAACAAGGAGAGACCGGATTGGACGGATTCTGAACGGTTGCATGCTTATGCAATCGCGTTGAAGAACGTTATGGATGGTTCGGTTGTTGACGTAGCACTGACGAACTGGCTAAGGAACCGAGGCGGAGATCGCGTGAAGGCAATAAACGCGATGATCGCCGGGCAGGTCCCTAAGAAGGGGCCGGGTTATCGTTGGCGAGCGTGGTTCTCTACGCGCTGGGCAGATCGTTACAGCGTCCGCAATGCGGAAACTGTACTGCCACCAGCTAAATGAGAATTTGTGTGGAGGCGTCCGCGCGTGATTTGCTGCGACCGACGGCCCAACAAACAGGTCGGCCAGCACGCAGGCATAGATTTCGATCCAGTTGTGGAGTGCAATCATAAACACACAATGCATCAAATCGTACCCCAATTGAATATTCCTGGGGTGTTGCCTTGCGCCGGGTATCACGCGTGTATCGTTAATGAAAGGATAGCCCTCGCAGAGAGGCATATCCAACCGGTTCCTGTTTTGCAAGCGGATGCCAAACAGGCTTGGGACGAAGCTTTCGAGCTTTTGGAGAACGTATTACGTCCCAAGAAAATGGTAAAGCTGACGCAAAAACAATGTGTCAGTATGTCTTCATCCAAGAGGCGTGCTCGTATGCAACGTGCCTATGATAATATTAATAAGCACGGTGATTCTGTTAAGAGATACAATGTTAAGAGTTTCTTGAAGTGGGAGAAGTACGAGGACGACCCCCTGGACCCCCTTGAGAGTAAAGCCCCACGCCTGATCCAACATCGTAGCGATGAGTATTGTTACGATTTGGCTCGATGGCTTAAAGCACTCGAGAAGCGAGTCCTTTATTCCAAAATTAATGGTCGGCGATGGTGCACCAAGGGAATGAAGCCCAATGAGATCGGGAAACTCATTGGTGAGGCATGCGATGAGTGGAGCCACTTTGTTAAGTGGCTGCTTGATCATTCGAGATATGATGCACATCTCCAAGCTTACATTCGCTCAAAATGTCATGAGTATATCCTTAAGTGGTTTAATAACGACAGGAATTTGCAGCGACAGCTTAAGCGCCAGATTCGTAATTCGGGGCGAACTATGAATGGGCTCATCTATCATATGCTCGGTACACTCTGTTCTGGTGATTTTAATACTTCACTGGAAGGCAGCCTGACAAACCTTGCCGCTATCTTGTACGTTTTTCGTCACACGTCCAAGATTCCCATTGTTAATGGTGACGATTCCAACGTTCTCACCCCGGCAGGTGCCAGGGTTGATCCCGACGACTTCGCGAAGCTTGGCCTCAAAACCAAGATAGAGCCTGTTGGTGATCGCTGGCAAGGTAACTTTTGCCAGTTGAGTCTTGTAGACACTGTAAAGGGCCCGTTGGCCGTGCGAAACCCATTTCGAGTCATGTCCCGAACCCCGTATACCTGCAAAACCTACACTACTATCGGTGCTTACCGTAAGTATATAGGCGCCGTGGGATTATGTGAGATGGCGTGTAATGTGGGTGTCCCGGTCCTTCAAGATTATGCTGAGATGCTATTTCGTTCAGCGGGCAGGTATTCCACTAATGAGTATAAACAACTTTGTCATATACGTGGAGGTGTCGAATTTACACAATCAGCGCCTATTGATGAGCAAGCGCGATTGTCTTTTTTCCTGGCTTTTGGAATGCCGCCGGACCAGCAAATCGCGTTGGAGAGTCTTTTCCGTCGAACAACCCTTCCGTTCGAGGTCTTGTCTTCCCGTACACCTTAATGTCGTTCATTCATGCACAGGGGTTATATGTGCATGCCTCCTTACACAAAC